AGATGTGAGTGATACTCCAATGGGATGTTAAAAAAGTGCTTGCATAGAAATTAAAATTAAACTAGAATAAAAAAAGTAAGAGGAAAGAATATGATACCTTATATCTTAACAGACAATAGCCTGACCGTTGTGATTGACGGCAAGGCTGAAACAATGGCAAGTTCCCATCCATCTTGGGCATTAGCCAACGAAGCACTAGCGTCCGAAAATTGGGATGAGCTAGGGAAGTTATTTGACGTACAAACGGCAGTTGCCAATTACGTTGATGAAGAAACGGGCATTGAAGTGCGAGACGGTGCTATCTACTACGAAGGTGAAGTGGTTCACAATCTGGTTGTAGACAAGGTTCTGGACTTTATGAGCAAGAATCTACCGTTCAAGCCTCTTTTGAGGTTTCTTGTGAAACTGATGGACAATCCATCCCGCCGTTCTGTGGATGAATTGTATAGGTTCCTAGAGCATAAAAGTATGCCCATCACCCCAGAAGGCAATTTTCTTGCCTACAAGGGTGTTAACAATGAACACAAGGACTTTTACTCTGGCAAGTTTGACAACTCTGTTGGACAAGTTCTTGAAATGCGCCGAAACAGTGTGTGTGACGATGCCAACATTGGATGCTCTTATGGGTTCCACGCTGGTACATACGAGTACGCTAAAGGCTACGCCAGTGGAGGTGGATACCTCATGGTAGTAGAAATTGATCCAAGTGACGTTGTGAGCGTTCCTCACGATTGTGACTGTCAGAAGTTGCGTACTGCCAAATATACTGTTGTGGGCGAGTACGAGCATATTGACGCTCCACCAATGGACGATACGTTCACTGACGAGTGGTACGACTATGACGATGAGGACATAGACGATGATGCTCCCGAATATGGTGCGGGATGGGACGCTGGCTACAAGCAAGCCAAGAAAGACATTCTGGATACCATTGACCCAGACAATCTGCATAACAACTGATATGTAGGTATCATCCCCTGCCAAGGCAACATTTACGCATAAAGCCTTGGCGGGGGTTTTTATTTAAACTAAAGCAAATTATTTAAAATTTTAAAATGGCAAACAAAAAAAAATACATTGTAGCAAAGAAAAAAGGAACTAATTTATCTCTTGGCATCATGGGTGCAACAACTGTTGAACAAGCAAAAAAGAGAATGAAAAACAACAATTTACCCGCCGAAGATTATACATACAAAATCAAACAATATACTTGCGATCATTTAGGAGAGCAGGAAAGTCATGTTAGTGGAGGTATAAATGAATAAGAATCAATACTGGATGAAAATTAGATACAATCACGATGGACAAGAGCGTTGGGAGCTTACGAAGGGTCAATTTGCCAATGAACATTCAGTTCTCAGAGCGTATGAAGCAAGAGGCAAATCATTAAATTATACTATACTAGAAACCAAACCATACAAGACTAATTAATTATGAGAAACTACGACATCATTAAAAAAGTATTTGAGATTACCCAGATTGACGAAGAAGTAAAGCCTTGGGACTATGAGGAGATAGCACAAGAAAAGCTCAAAGAGATTGAGGAATTGATTGCTGATGAACGCCCTCAAATTACTGGCCCCAAATTTAAAAAAATTAAAAATTAAAAGGGGAAGTGGTGGAATTGGCAGACACAACAGACTTAAAATCTGTCGAGCATTAGCTCATGCGGGTTCAAGTCCCGCCTTCCCTACCAAATGGCCCGTAGCTCAATCGGTTAGAGCAGGGAACTCATAATTCCAAGGTTTAGGGTTCAAGTCCCTACGGGCCAACCAATTTAATATAGTTCCCTTATTCTAGTTATAGATGACCCCTTTATTTATTTATAGAGGGGTTCTTTTTAATTTATTTTAAAAAAACACAATACACGACCTGTAATGATGTATGATATAGGGTGAAATATAGCTATTAATGGCCCCAAATTGCTGTATAAGAGGAGATATAGTATATTATAGTATGAGTGTGGTGAAGTGTATTAAAGTGTGTGATAATGGGTTAAAGGGTATGCCAAAAATTTATATTTATGTCAACTAATACTTTTTAATTCTTTTTTATTTATATTTAAATGTATATTTATGTGGAAGTGTATATTTCTATATGGGAAAAGATAACAGAATAACAAAAAAAAGTAAATTCAAAACCACTAAAGGTGTTGAATATAAAGTATTGTTTAGAAAGCCAAATGCAAGATGGTTTGATGATGCAGATGGTTATTGTCAAGACCCAAATTCAGAAAATCCAAAAATACTTGTTAATCCTTATTTAACAGATCAAAGTGAATTAAATACAATAATACATGAAATAGGTCATGCTTTCTTCTGGGATAAAACTGAAAAAGAAATAGCACAATTTGCTAATACTTGCAGCCGAATTTTATATGAAAGAGGGTTTGCTCATAATACAAAGAGAAACCCCCAAAGAAAAAAAAGAAATAAATAATTATTTAAAATCTGAAATTTTGTGTGATTTTTTCCGAAATATTAATTGACTATTTTCTAAATATATTATATAATTAAATTATATTATTTAAAATCTGCAATTTTGTCTGATATAATCCGAAATAATAATGAAAAAGAAAAACTTGTCATTAAAAGAAATACATCAATACCTCATTGATAATAATTACTTTCATTATAATGAAGATTATTTAATAAAAAAAGGAATAATTTTAAAGAAAGAAAGTAATAAAGAAAAGCCCGCCAGTTTACCAGAAAAGTCCCAAATATTATCGTCCGATGGCGAAATATACTGGAAATAAACCCCTCTATTTTTGACCCATTTTGGGTCATTTTTGTTTATTATAATTATTTAATTGTAAAAAACACTAATTTTTAAAAATTTTTTTAAATTTTAGCTTCATCGAAAAAAAATAAAAAAAGTGCTTGCACTGAATTTAAACCAATAGTAGTATTAGGGAAGTTATGAAACAGAAAAAGCCACGCAAAGTAGGAAGCGGCAGAAAGAAGGGTAGCTACTCCTTTATTAGAGTGAAGTTATCTGATCTTCAAGAACGCTTTAAAGATTCAGCGGAGATTGTAGTATCCCGCAAGTGGGCTGAAGGTAACGGGTTACAAGGACAGGCGTTTGTTGCTAATGCACAAGCGATGGAAGCAGTAACCAGCAAGCCGACAGCGCAACCAGAGGACACCGCGCCAGTTGATATGGAATTAACCGAGTGGTAGGTGTATAATATAATATGAGCACTGCAAAGAGATATAATCTTGCTTATAATTATGTTTTTGAAAAACAAGCACAATGGAAAAAGGAATTAATAATACAAGGTGAGGGGCAATCTTACGATAGGGTGTGGGGAGACTTCATAAAAGAAACATTAAGACTAGCAGAATCAGATAAAGAAATTGAAATAGTTAAAAGTAATTATAAAGAATTAAAAAATAAATTAACCCCTTCAGGTATAAATGAATAATAATAATAAAGAAAAGAAAAAAGTAGTGAAAGACTACCGTTATTGGCAAAAACATAAAGTAGTTTTTGAAGAACTGTTTTGGAGCTTGGATGCAGAAGTGCGTCAGAACATTGCAGATAATCCTTATTGTAAAGAAGCCAAGAGCTTTGAAAAGAAATTAGAAAGAGAAGTTTTAAAAAAATTAGAGTTGACTACTGTTTAAATTTAACCTAGTATTAGGACATGGCAAAGAACAAACCTACATTGTTTGCTGATGTTGTTGGACAAAACGCTGCGAAACGCCGCATGACCTTCTATCAGCAATGTTACACCAAGAGCGGCATGATGCCAAACTCCATGATTGTTGCCCAAAAGGGTGGCGGCAAGACGTTTATGGCAAAAGCACTTGGTCAACACCTAATGCGCGAAGGCGAGGCAAAGGCCAAACCATTCTTGGAGATCAACTGCGCGTCACTCAAGAACATCCGTCAATTCTTCAACAACGTGGTTATTCCACACATGATTGACAAGGATATTACAATCTTGTTTGACGAAGCCAGCGAGCTTCCCAAGGACATGGAGATGGGTCTACTCACGATCCTCAACCCCAACAAGAATCACCGCAACGAGTTTGCTGTTGATGATTACGTTGTGGATTTTGATTTCCGTAGACACACGTTTATGTTTGCTACGTCCGAGCCACACAAAGTTTTCCATGCTCTCATGGACAGGCTTGACCGCATTGACTTGGAAGAATATAACAACGATGAGCTTGGTGAGATTGTCTCACGCAACCTTCCCGATGTAAAGTTTGAGGACGATGTGCTTAAAGATGTTTCCAGTGTGCTGCGTGGCAACGCCCGTGCTGCTCAAAAGATGGCAAACAACATTGAGATGTTCAACGGTACAGAGGGTAGCTTCACCCGCAAGTTGTGGAATGAGTTAAGCAAGACTCTGGGCATTCTGCCAATGGGCTTGAACCGCATTGAGGTACAGGTACTCCGTGCGCTTGCAGAAGCAGGAGAGTGTAGCCTCACCAACCTTGCTGCCAAGACAGGCATGACTGCTGACTCTTTGCGGCGGGACTTTGAGATGTATTTGCAAAAGATGAACCTCATGCAGATAGACCGTACCGGACGTAGCATTACTGCCAAGGGTAGACAATATCTGGAGGTGTACGATGCAGCCTAAAGCACAGGCTTCCCCTGACTTCCTCAAACTCCAAAAGAGAATGAAGGAGGTCAGGGTGGGAGAGTGGGTTTCCATCTCCAAGAAAATACAAAATAAATATTCTAATCTTGAAATAGATCAAATAACTAGAATGAGAAGTGATGATGATTTTTCAGAGTATAGAGCAATATCTGGAGATTATTTGTTAAATATAAAAACCTTTGTTAACTATGTCTCTATGAGTATTGGAGAATCAGAATATGAAGTTGATAGTTATATAGATGTGGTTGGTGCTTTGAATGTAGAAAATAAGGTAATAAGTATATGGGAGATAATATTTTGGTTGAATTGGGATATTAAACATTATGATGATAAATATTTGGATTTTGAATAAATAGTTTGTATAATAGAGGAAGTAGATAGAATAGAGTCTGGGGAGAATCCAGAACGGGGTTTAGTTCTACCTTCATTGAACACTATCTCAAGGTGAGTAGAAACCTCCTCTACCATCAAGGTGCTGCGCCTTTCCTTTCAGGCGCGGCACTTTCTTTTTTGCCCAAATAAGTAGGACTTTTGAAATAAGCCCAAATAAGCAGGGTTGCCCAAATAAAGCTAAATAAGTTAAATAAGAGTAGTAGTATATATAATATAGAATAGAATAATTATAATAAATTTTTAAAAGTTTTATATTGTTTTTTTGGCACGGGATTTGCAGCCCGCCCCGTGCCAAAAAGCAAGCCAAAAAGATTTTCGTAAAAACGGCGAATTTCGCACCGGAGAAAACACCCCTTTTGACGAAAACTTTTGAGCGGCAAAATCCTTTGACGATCAAAAAACCCCCATAATGATCGGCAAAACGGTTTGTCAATCACAAATGATCGGCAAACAATTAGGCCAATTAATCGCGCTTAATTAAGGTAATTATTTTTTTGCATTAAATGTCATTTTCTTCTTGTCGGGAATCTAAAACTAGTCTACTATTAAGAAAGTTAAGACATGAAAACCTACAAGACATATCAAGCACGGAACGCGGTCAAGGCTGCGTTGGTCACCAACCACATCAAAGCTGGCAAGAAGCAAGGCCAGACTCATGCAGAGGCCAAGGCTGAAGCCTACCGTCTGCACAACATCAAGGCGGCACTGCCGATCTTAGAAAAACATTTTAGCTGGCAAGGCTAGAATGTAATTGACAAGAACCTAGATTATTACTATTATTGACTTATGCCTATAACAGCTAAACAAGAAACGGGCGCGGCGTATGACTTCCGCGTGAATCAAGTTGAGTTCAACAACCCAGTAAATGGGGAGAAGACTGGACTATTTGCCAACATCCGACAGGACAACAACGAGATTTTGGGAGTTGTGTCCAAGCGGTATTCAATTGTAAACAACAGCGACATTTTGGGACGCGCTGACTCTGCTCTTGAGGCTGCGGGTATGCCTTACAAGCGCAACGTGTACACCCTTGAGGGTGGACGCAAGATGAAAGCGTACTACGACATTGGCGTAGATGAGGAAGGAAAGGTCATCAACGAGGCCATGACCCGCAAGGTTGCCAAAGGTGACATTATGGGCTTCCGTTTGATTGCCCAGAATTCCTTTGACCGCACTCTGCGCGTGTCTTTTGCGCTGGGTTTAATCCGATTGGTTTGCACCAACGGCATGACCACTATGGAAAAAGAGATTTCCATGATTAAGAAGCACTCCCAAAGTTTTAACTTGGATGACTTCATTGCTGGTGATGCTTTGGAAACTGCAATCAAACGCTTGGACAACAGCGTGAACGTGTACAAGCTACTGGCTGACCAAGAGGTATCTCAAGAGCAAGGCTTGAGCATCCTTAACAACCTGACCACTCCACGCTTCAAGAAAGTGTTGAGCGAGAAGGCCCGTGAAGGTGTTGCCCGTATCTGGAACAACCCAACGCACGACGAGGATGCAGACCGCAACCTGTACAACCTCAACAACGCCGTGACTCAGTACTTCACGCACGAACAGGATTCAGTGGAGTACGCTCAACGTAGCAGCAAGCGAGTGCTTGAATACTTTGAGCAAGCCGCGCACTCTGGCAAGGAAGGCAAGACCTTCACCGCCCTCACCAAGAATGAGGAAATCACAGTGGTAGAATAATCCACTCTTTAAATATCCCTCGCCTACGGGCGGGGGATTTTTTTTGCCATCACGAAAATTTTCCCCTTGACTTTTTGGCACGCGGCGGGCAGCGGGCGGCGTGCCAAAAAAGTTTTTGTTGACTCGGTTGCAGATTTTGTTTATTATTAGGATATGTTAACCAGAGAACAGTCAAAGAAAATGTTTAAGCGCGAAGTGTACCGCAACCTTCACTTCAGAGACGAGGTTGTTTATTCCGTGCGTAAGGATGGACTTGTTGAGGGACACGCTCTTTGTCATGTAATGGATGGAGTTACCTTCAGTGTTGGCCCCAAGGGGAATCAACGTGTGCGTGACGAGCAGCGCAAAAATGTTCACGCTGTTATCCGTGGTCACGTTATCAATGCCGTTTGGTATGACGAGGAAGAATTAGATTTTGCCAAGAGTGCCGCCAAAGATCTAGCGAAAATTGAGATGTGTGGTGTGCCTGTAAGCCAAAACACAGATGTAAGTGACTTGGATGACCCACGCGCTTGGGAGCCTATGTATAAATGGGTAGAGGTTAAGTATAACCCTTATAAGTTCAAGAGTTTTGTTGCTGTTGATGGTGATAAACTTACTCCTATCTTTAACGCCCGTAAGGTTGTTATTTATAGTGAAGACAACAAGTCCAAAGTTATGGCAATGATTCCAATTGAAAAAAGTGACAAAAACTAGTTGACTCAAATTTAAATCCCGACTATTATTAAAAAACGATGAGCATGAAAGATATACAAAACGGCTCACTCTACGTGAATCAGACTAACAATCAGATTCTCCGAGTGCGAAGCAAGGCGAACAGCAACAGCGTTCTTGCTACTTATGAAGATGACGGTGCAGTTGCCGCCGTACCAGTAGCACAACTGCGTGTTGCTAGTGAAGATGAGGTTAATGGGTTCCTAGCGTAAAAACCCAATTCGATTTTTGACAATTTGCTGGGAGACGAAAAACAGTCTTGGCAAGCCTAACGTAGCGAATGAGGTACGCGCCTCATTAGGGACGAGGAAGCACCAGCAGAACAATTTGGAACAGCGACGGTTGTTCCAACGGCATGTAGCGTAACAATGGTTTACAAGAGCCATAGCGCACCGAAACAAGAGGCAGGAGTCCATCAAACTCTGGGAGCCGAGTAGCACAGTCCGTAAGGGCGCAGCTATGATGTGAGTAGGGTACGAAATGTTGTAGGGTTAATGAACTTGATCTTGGCCCGAGAGTAGTTGCAGGTATTCAAGAAGTCCTGTCATGCCACTAATTTTCTCGCAATAACGCGGGAATAAACAAAAAAGGACTGTGTGGGAATCACAGAAAGGCTGAGAACATGCCGAAAAAAACTTCCCTTTACTTTTTGGCACGAGGCGCGCAGCCGATCCCGTGCCAAAAATTTTTTGCTTGACATGCCTGACTGAATTTTAATTAAAAAAAAAGTTTGACGAGCACGCAAAACAGAGGTAAGATTAGGACATGTTAAACCTACTGAAGTTTGGAGAGCCTAACGCGAAGCTCAAGAAAATGACAAAGAAGCTTGGACTCAAGCTCATCACCTTTACCCTTCCTGCAGGGTGGACTTGCCCCGGTGCAAAGGATTGTTTATCACGAGCAGACCGAGTGACCGGGAAAGTCACAGACGGAGCAGACACGGAGTTCCGTTGCTTCATGGCTAGCGCAGAAGCGCGTAGTCCATCATTAAGAAAAAACGTTTGGCACAACCTTGGATTGATCAAGGACGCATTAGTTGACGGCGTGGATGTTTGCGCGGATCTTATTTGCGCCAGCTTGCCAAGCAAGTTTGACGTTGTGCGTGTTCACGTTGGTGGCGATTATTTCAACAAGGAATATTTGCAAGCGTGGATTGAAGTTGCCAAGCGCAACCCCGACAAAGTTTTTTACTCTTACAGCAAAAGCTTGCACCTCTTCAAGCAATTTGCTCTTCCCGAAAACCTTGTGTTGACTGCCTCCCGTGGTGGTAAGTTTGACGATCTTATTGACGTCCACGGATGGAAAGAAGCCGTTGTTGTTTATAGTGAAGAAGAAGCCAACGAGCTTGTTTTAGAAATTGACCACGACGACACCCACGCAGCGTTTGGCAACGATCACTTTGCTTTGCTTATTCACGGCACACAACCTAAAGGTAGTGCGGCGAGTATTGCCTTGCAAAAGTTAAAGAAAGCGAGTAAACTATAAAAACATCATGAAACATGGTAGAGACATTATTAATCATAGCGGGTATCATAGCACTAAACGTGTTCATCATAAACATAATAGAAGGATAAAGTATAAATAGTTGGTGTGTTCATAATAAAATAGTAGGCTAACATAAAAGAACGGCGAGGTCTTCGGGTCTCGTCGTTTTTTTGTAGCTATAAATAACTCCATAAATAATAACAAATAAACTTTGCCATATATAATAACAAATAAACCTAATAATATAATAATAATAAATAATAATATTTTTCCTTTCGCATTTTTGCCTTGACATTTTTGGCACGCGGCGCGCTGCCCGCCCCGTGCCAAAAAGCAAGAATATTCGCAAAAAACTTTTTTCATTTTTTTTCGTTTTTGTGCTTGCGTTTTTCTGCCAAGTCTGTATAATGCTTGCATGAACATTACAGGACAGAGGATTTTAATCAGCCCCAACAGCAAAGCTACCACACGCACCAAAAACCGCATCCGTGAGCATGGCGCAAAGGGATTCATTCTGGAACGCCGCAACGACAACGCTTTCCCCCCGATGTGGCTTGTCCGTGCATCCGATGGCTGGATGGGTTGGCTGGCAAAAGAAGAATTTCACTTGGAAGCTTGGGGCGAAGAATTTTTTGTAGAAAAGTTTTAGGTAGGACTGCGGATGTCCCACCTCGTATGATAGGATATATTTATTATGATGATAGAAGATCACGAAGTAAAAGTAGGCGACGAAGTGCGCGTAGGAATGCAACTAATGATAGTTGACGAGATCACAGACTATGACACCGTGGTGGTGATTGACCAAGACGGTGGCGAACTTGAACTAACAGAAAACGAGATTGACGTTTTTATCAACCAATGAAAGGCGCAAAGAATATGAAAAACAAACAACCCAAAGCAAGGGTAAACCCTCAAGGCTACATGGGCAGCGCGTCCCGTGAGCATAGTGTGAAAAAGGGCAAAGGCTCTTACAAGCGCAACCCCAAGCACAAGGGTAATTGTGAATAACTTTTTATCGTAGAAACGATTTTTTTATGAGAGACTTACAGCAGATGAAACAATTGAAACTAACACAGAAGAACTGCGGCACACGCATTGCGGTTGGACTCCACGGCGACACTCAAAGCATCACCGAGCGATTCAATTCCTTTTGGAATCACGGCGCGACTGATGGCGAGTTGCATTGGTTAACTGATGGCAACGCTTATTTTTGGACTACCGAAAAGGATTTGGAAAAGGCAGTCTTTAACGCGACTCTGTTTGAGCTTTGGAACAAGCGTCCAGAGTTGGAAGAAGATGACAAACAACCAGAAGCAGAGGCGATTGCCAAGCGCATTGCCAATGACCGCCTTGCCAAGATTGAGAACAACCCGCAGTTGCTTAACTTTAACAAAGCGGTTTCTATTGCAAACCTAGACTGCTACGCAATGGGAAGTATTACAGCAGAAAAACCAGACAGTGATTATTCAAACAGGGAGACTCTATAATGATTAACGCAAACACAAAACACCGTTTGAAAATGAAACGCCTTGCAGCTATACAAAACAAGCCGCGAGTCACCAATGATGACTTTGACGTTATCATTATGGCTGTATCCATTGGCGAAAGTTTGCCAGAGTGCCAGAGAATTATGCGCTCTGCCATGCACAACAGAGAGAGAGGAACTACCGTGGCGCACTTTGAGGTGCTGGCGAAAGTTTTTCAAAAATGTACAAACCTATAAGATTATTATAATTATGGAAATCACTAGAACATCAATCCACTCCGGTATCACCCGCACTCTAACCCTTGACGTAACCGCCGAGGAAATTGCCACTTGGAAAGCTGGCGAGCTAATCCAAAGCGCCATGCCCCGACTCAATGCCGACGAGCGCGAGTTTATTAAAACTGGCATTACCGCAGAGGAGTGGCAGGAAATCTTTGCGGATTAACCGCTTGACTTTTTGGCACGGGGCGCGCAGCCCGCCGCGTGCCAATTTTTTTGTGAATAACTTTTTGCAGAAACAGGGTTGACAAACAACCAAAACTCTTGTATATTATAAACATGATGAACGACATGATGCCAACCATTGAAGAGACCGCCTCCCTTGACATCCTCGCGCAGATTGAGCATGAGGAGTGGGAGCGGGGCAACGAACAGCGCGAACGCTGGGAGGGTCTTGAGGCCATTCACGGGCCATTCCTGAAACCCGACGAAGCGGCTCTGGTTTGCCGCATGGCGGCACACGTTGCCAAGGTAACAGCTTAACATTATGGGCCAGCGCGATGGCCTTGGAAATCGCGCCCTTATTATATCATTATGATTGAATTAGGAATGGAGGTCATGGACCTTGACGGCTACCTTGGGGTAGTTGTTGCTTCCCCGCGTGGTGGCAAGTGGCTTGTTCAGAAAGAGAACGGTCACACCATCCGTGTGCGCGAAGAGCATATGCGCGAGTATGACCGCGAAATTGAGGACCGCATTTGCGGTGGCGAGGACTCCCCCGCCTACCTCAAGTGGTTAGAGAAGCGCGAGCTTGTGTAGAATCAACCCCCGCAAGGGGGCTTTTTGAATAATTTTTATTGACTCAAACTTAAACTTTGATTAGTATTAACAAAGACATGAAGAAAAACCTACAAGACATTGGTGGCATTATTTTTGATGCCTTTATCACTATTGCGATTGGAATTGTTATTCTTAACATTCTGGGCAGCGTCCTTGTTTCAACTGCGCTTGGAGCAGAGCAACCATTAACCAAAGACGAGCAGACGGTGGCTCTCACCTTGTTAGGCGAGGCGCGTGGCGAAAAACGGGCTGGCCTTTATGCCGTTGGGTGTGTGATTCAACAGCGTTCACTAGAGCGTAAGTTGACTCCAGCGCAAGTGTGCTTGCAGCCCAAGCAGTTTTCCTGCTGGAACGACCGCAAGTATATGGACACAATGCGGCGTTTACTAGAAGCAAACACAGAACAAGCCAAGTATGCAAAGCTGCTTGCGCGTTCTATTTGCAAAGGTGACAGATTAGTGCAAAGTTTCACTGGCGAAGCTAATCACTATCATGCAACCTATGTAAAACCGTATTGGAGCAAAAAGTTTAAGCCAACAAAAAGGATAGGCAATCACATTTTTTACAAACTACCATAAAATGAAAAAACTGTATAAAGTAGAACTGAATGAGATCCACTGTGCCACGTTTGAGGTTGAAGCAACCAGCGAGCATGACGCAGTAAACGAAGTGTTAGACGGTGCGGGAGACTTGGTGCATAGCGAGTATTCCTACACACCCGACAATGATGCTGTGCGTAGCGTTACCTGTAAGGAGGACTAAAATGAAAGCCATAATTGAAATTGAACTAGGAAACGAAGCATTTGGAAACAATGACGCAGAGCGTTTGTTTGAGATGCGACAAGTAATGGAAAAGCTAATGGACAATGCCACGCAGATTATGGCGGCGAGCGTTGGCGACTTTGTAACAGCGCAAGACTATAACGGTAACACAGTTGCGCGAATGGACATTGTTGAAGGCGATGTAAAAGCTAAAAAGGTTTATGGATTAGAAAATCATAATTATTAAAATGAGCGATTATTGGACAGGTTTAGTTAATTATAAGCAAGGAAAAGAACATAAGTATTTCCGCGCACAATTAGATGACAATGGCGAAGCCATAGAAAGCACCATCTGTGAAATTAACTTTACAGAGGAGCGAGACAGAATTAAAGAGCAGATTCAACACGACATTGACTGTTACATTAGTTCACAGCCTTACGGCGACGAAAACGAACAATTGATTTCTGACCTCCAGACCATTATAGTAAACAACTTTAAGGGCTTTGAATAGTTGACTTTTTGGCACGGGGGCGGCTGCCGATTTCGTGCCAATTTGCAAGGGGAATTTTTTTCATTTTTTTTGCATTTTGTTCTTGTAATTTTCTGCCGATCTGCTATACTCTACGCATGATGATTGAGAACGAAAGCATCTTTAAGGTTACATTCACCAATGACAGCACTGTATTCATTAAGGCAATGGACAAGGCCCATGCTCGCCGCATTGTAGAGCGCGCTGGTAGGCAATGGCTCTCAGGAGAACAAACGGTTGATATGATTATTAAAAAGATTGAGAAAGTTGAACAGTAGGACTACGGATGTCCTACCCCATATGTTATACTGTACGCATGAAAACAATTAAGAACATGAAAAACCTATTATCAGAATTAAGCCCAGAGAACTGGAAAAAGTACGCCAACGCAGTAGCAGACGGTGCAACTCACGCACGGTTTACCTACGCTGACGGCAGCTTTCACCCTTACCCTATTGAGAAAATCAATCACGGCATGAACGCACACCGCCTCTCAAGCCTTGGCTTGGTACTGGTCAAAGTAACCAAAGAAGGTACGGAAACGCTTGCCCGTTTAACCTTTTGGAATAGCTTTGTGGATGACCGCGAGATTAACCCCCACTAAAGATTATTGTGAATAACTTTATCTGGCAAAAACTGACAAAACCTTTATAGTAAACGAACAATGAACGCACAAAGTACCAGCGGATACGGACAGAGCATGGACAACTCCACCCAGTATTGGAGCATCTCGAACGGCAAGGGATTGCCTCAAATGTTTTGGGATTGGTGGAAGAAGAACCAAGACACCAAGTTTCGTGTTACCTATACGCGACACGCAAACGAACAGCACAACGATGATTTCACTGGCGAACTCAAGGCAGACCGCTGGATTATGGATGACTTTTATTTGCGCGACAATCCCACCGAGGTGGTAGAATGTCACTATGACATGAACGACACCACGCGCCCCCGCAAGTTTATTATGAACTTACCTTTTTATAACAAGGACACGGACAGTGCAGAATGGAATCCTGTTTGGAACTACTGCGTTGCATTTGCTGCCAACAACGTAGACCCGAACCACCTTGAGGTTGTCACCGTTTGGAAAAGGCGTGACGGTCACAGGGGCAACCCTAATCAGCGCAACAAGTATTCCAAGGGTGTAGGAACGCCTAAAGAATTTCAGCGATAAGATAGAAGAGAGAAAAGAGAATGTTAGTTATTACCTTTGTTTGTATATTAATTATTTTTATAGGAATCTGGAATGAGCTTCAAAAATTTAACTAAAAGCTGTTGACATTTTTGGCACGGGGGCGGCTGCACGGCGCGTGCCAATTTGCAAGGGGATTTTTTTTTAACTTTCTTTTTGGTGGGACTGCGGATGTCCTACCCTGTGTGCTATCATAGTCGCATGATGAAAATGAAAGAGAAACTGTTCAGAGTAAAGATTGCCCTCTGGCGCAAAGCCCAACCCACCCGCAGCACCCACATCAGGGCATATGACTTGGCCCACGCCAAGAGAATCAGTAACCGTCTATTTGGGACATTGGGCGTAACAGTAGAACCCGCCAAACCCTTTCCCCGATTTGATGGAAAAAAAATTGGAGAATTTAACAGGTAGGACAGCGGATGTCTTACCCCCTATGCTATACTAGACGCAGTTAAAAGATTATGAAAGACAACAAAAACGAGTTCAAGAAAGACCTCCACGAGTGGCTGGCAGAGATGAAAAGAAGGCGTGAGATTAACCGCAAGCGCGATGAAGAACAAGCGCGTTGGGATACTCAGTTCAACGCCCCACTCAACCTGAAAGACAGGGACTAAAAGATTATGAAGAACCAAGAAATGGAATTGATAAACGACAACGGCACTTGGAAGATTAAGTGGAACGATGGATTTGAACGCAACTTTGAATCCTTCTTTGAGGCAAGGCTTCACTTTGTAGCTTTGGTGAATCAACAAATTGCAATGGAGCGTTAAGATTATGAACGATATAACGATAACAGAAAACGGAGCCGCTCTAGTAGACGGCACAGAATACCCCATTCACAGCATTGACTACGCGGGCTGTGAAGCAATCACAATCCCCACGTTGGATTTAATTTCCTACGATGAGGGCGAAACATGGAGAGAGATTGAATAGTATAAAAGATTATGAGTAACATACATGAAAGTTGGATTGCGCGCAACATTAAGTTGGGTGCGATATACTTAAACGCAAACGATATGCGTGAGATACGAGTGCTTGCAAAGATACCATGCCAAGGCGTATGGTTTGAGTACGCCGATGGCTCTGGCTATGGCGAGACGCTGCGTTATGGTGACGTACTGTACGCCAAGCTTGACGAGGTAGAAGATTACCTTGAAGATTCTCTGGCTGCCAGTGCATAACCAGAGCTAACAGACCCCCCCCTTTTTGAAAACTAGCAAAAGGGGTTTTTTTTATATACAGTCGGGGGAGGGTAATTTAGATGTCCACAGGTTTTTCGATTTAGGTGTTTTTAATTTATCGTTTATTTTTTATTGCAAAATGATGGTTTTGGTGGTACTATTTATTACTATGGAGAAATTAGATAAACAATGGTTAGTTTTTGAAGCTTTTGGGGTAAATTTTCCTTGGAAAGATATTAAGGAACTCAGTGATGAAGACTTAGATTATCTGCATAACAAGGCGGACGAAGCCAAAAAGCGCCACGAGGCTGCGGTAGAACAGCAAAAACAGCAGCAGCAACAACAAATGGCTGCTATGCAAGCAGCACAGGCAGCACAACAGCAAGGCGGTGGAGGAAATATTATTACCCCAAACCAAGCATACAGCTTTGACCAGCCTTAATTGAAAAAAGTATTCAATACTATACAATTATTCTGTTTGACAGCCTACTATTTAGTTAGGACTGTTTTTGTTGGTTTGTATTCTTTTATAACTAATATAATAAAAAAAGAATGAACTTATTATTTGACAGAGTATATGTAATAAATTTAAAAAGAAGACCAGACAAGTTGGCACATGTAATGGACCAACTTGCTAAACACGATATTCTAGGAAGCATTCCCGTAGAGGTCATTCCGGGCGTTGATGGTCAGTCAGAAGTCAATGAAGAATTTTTGGCTGCTAATAATTATAAAATATATAATAAATGGAATGATCCGTGGTGGGGACGCACAAGCCTAAAAGGTGAAATTGGCTGTAACATTACTCATCACAAAATTTGGGAAAAAGTATCAAAACTAGACGAAAATATACTAGTCTTAGAAGATGATATAGTATTAGAGAATGATTTCTTTAATAAAACTCTAGAAATAGCACCCCAAGTCAAAAAATTAGACTTTGATTTTCTTTATATAGGTAGAAAAGCTATATTCCCCGAAAAAGAAGAAAAACTTACTGATTTATTATTAATTCCAGATTATAGCTATTGGACTTGCGCTTATGTAATCACACCACAAGGAGCAAAAAAATTATCAGAAGGTGGATACGAAAAAAATATCAATGTTCCCACCGACGAATATCTACCTTATATGTATGGTGCGCCACATGACTCTGCAAAAAACATATTTAGCTGCGAACAAAATTTAAAAGCTTATGCATTGATAGAAAATTTAGGAGACCCTCACGACGAAGCTTTTACAGACAGTGAAACAGAAAAATCTGAACCCTATCAAATTTCTGACAGAGATGACGCCAAAGTGTTTGCGTTTGCTACAGAGTCTAATGATGGCCTCAAAATGCTCTATGAGAGCAGTTTAAAGTATGGTGTGCCATTAGAGTACGCCGGTTTAAATGAAGAGTGGACGGGCGGAGACACCTCAAGACTCGACTATCCCGGAGGAGGTCAGAAAGTAAATATATTAAAACAAACCATCAAAAATCTGCCCGACGATCAGCTAGTTATTTTTACAGACGGTTATGATGTTTTATATAATGATGGATTAAATACAATTATTAAAAAATTTAAGACTTTTGACACAAAAGTGCTTTTTGGAGCAGAGGTTGCTTGTTGGCCTGACGAAAATTTAAAAACAGACTATCCAGAAGTAGATTCGCCATTAAAATATTTAAACTCAGGAGTAATTATTGGTTATGTAGAAGAATTAAAAAGAATTACTAATGAAGACATTAGCGACACTGATGACGACCAACTATATTATACTAAAAAATATTTATCCGGTGAGTTTGACATCAAATTAGACCATAATTGTGAAATAATTCAAAATTTAGCAGAATTTGATCAAGTTCAAATAAATAAACTAAAATCAAAATTATACAATACCCTTTTTAATACTACTCCCTCTATAATTCATGGCAACGGAGACGTTAATGTAAAAATGTCTCTTTTAAGAATGTTTAATTTTTTAATAAACTTTAAAAACCATTATGGATACACTCCTGTTAATGAAATCGAGGTAAATGAGTTGCCGAAAATTGCTTACAGCATAAATGTTACAGAAACTCCAAAAACGATTGAGGAAAGTCTGAAAAATTTACTTTCTGTTGATTACGACAGAGAAAAAATATCTTTGCACTTAAATATGGGTCACGAAAGCAAGCTTGAAGTCACTCACGCCGTTATGGAACAACTTATGAGTTTTGGAAAGTTCTTTTATACCGAAAATCACAAAAAAACTAATATTTTAAAAGAAAATCCATTAAAAGAGTTTTTAGAACAAGATGTTGATTATTTATTTACTATTGATAGTGATTGTAGAATAACTGAGCCTGAGATTTTACAAAAATTAATAAAAAATAATAAAACATGTGTTTCTCCTTTATTGAGGCACGAAGATTGTTTATTTTCTAATTTTTGGCACGGACAAAAAAGAGATTTTAAAATTCAACAAAGTTCAGTAAGAATGCCCAACTCAGACGAGCCTGATGAATATGCAGCAATCTGGGATAGAGTTTTAAGCGGATGTTTCAATGTTTTATTTGTTGATAAGTGTTTTTTAATGAAAAAAGAGATTTTGCCTAAAATTCAAGACTTTTACCGTAAAAATAACGAAGGCAATCCAGATAAAATTAACTTTTGTGCTAATATGGTAAATGAAGGCGTTCACATGTATTTAGATAACCAGCACGAATACGGAATAATTGTGTAAAATACATTATGCCGCAATCTAGTGAACCTTATAAATTTGTTGCTTCGACAAGCACCAACGTACCCGGCATACCGCAGGAAAAAGATGATCCTATTTATCCTACTACCGAGGGTAGTGCTGCCGCGCACAATCTTCAAAACCAACCAATTTTATTTGATGGAACTACTTATGGTACATTAAATACTCTGGGTGCAAATTATTTCGATAATGTTTATATGCCCCAACCAAAAACGAGAGAATTAGATCATCCCAACAATGTATGTAGTAGTAATTGTACTGGCCCTAATGATGGATCAAATCCTACCTACGATGATGATTATCGTTATTGGCCAGCCAAGAGAGATAGAGATGGAGGAATAATTGGAACAATTTATACATCGACAATCAATGCCGGACCCGGATGTTCACGTTACGAGTCCTTAAATCAAAAAAGTTCTGACGAAGGTCATTGGCATGGTACATACGGCTCTCATTATGCACACACTGGACATTATTTAGGTTCTCCTGCTTATAAAACTGTTTATTGGGGAACTCCAGATGATAATAGTTTTTTAAATGGAAGTAATTTTACTACTGCTGATTATATAAGTGATTTTTTAAGTAAATTTGCTCCGGGGTATTCTGCTAGTTGTTGTACTAATACAGTTGTAGACGCTCGACACTTAGATGACACCACAATAAAATGGGGTGACTTTGGAGCTAATAATATTAGATACGGAATTCATTATTACGATGATTATGACGGTGGTTTGGGTTGTGGTGGAGATGGCGGTGGCGATTGTTGTTCTAATCAAACGTGCGGAATAATTTTCAGACCTCAAGATATTGCAACAGATCAATTTGTTGAAGCTGCTCCGGGTTGGCGTGTTGGAGGATTAAAAGACGGAACAACTGCCGACACTGACGCAGCTAGAAATTGGTTAGATTCTACACTTTCAACTCATTGGGTTGAGTGTGATGTATATAATTCTTCAGAACCAACTCAAGCTAGTAATAATCCACCCGGAAAATTTGGAGTAGTAGATAATACAAGAACAAATAGACAATATAACGTTGTTAGATGTATGCAGGATACTTTAGGAGACCCTTCTGTAGCGGAAAATCCTGACTCATCAGTAGACGCATCAGAAAGATGCACCAAGGGATGTCTTGACTTGAGTCCCAATCCTACTTGGTTTGTAAATGAAGGAAAAACTTATACTTCTTCTGCATCTTTGTAATTTTGGTGTATACTAGTATAGAGGTTATTTTAATATAATGCCTAGAAAAAAGAATGATAACACGGGCAAGCTTAAGATTCGGGGCGATAAGGACTTAGCTGAAGAAATATCAAATGAAAATATTACTGAAAAATTTGTCATAGAAAATCCGATCAAAAGACAAATCAGAATAAATCAATTTCCTTGGACTGAAAAACAAAAAGAATTCTTTAAAGTCGCACTTCATCCATCTACAAACATCGTTTTTGTAAACGGACCGGCGGGCACTTCTAAAACACTTTTATCTGTATATTGTGCATTACAGATGCTAAACATGAAAGTTATTTCTGATATTATGTATTTAAGATCAGCAGTAGAAAGTTCAGACAAAAGCTTAGGGTTTTTACCGGGTACAGCAGACGAAAAATTAAAGTTTTTTAATTTGCCTTTTTTAGATAAATTAGATGAATTATTAGGCGAAGGCAAGTCAGAAAAGTTAATGACCGAGAAGCGGGTCAGCATGTTTCCTGTTAATTTTGCGAGAGGTATGAATTGGAATGGTAAATGTATAATTCTGGACGAAGCCCAGAACTCTACACTTAAAGAAATAACTACTGTCTTGACCAGAATGGGAAAGAACAGTAGATGCTTTATTTTAGCTGATCCAATGCAAACTGATCTTAAAAGTGAACATTCCCAAGGTGGTTTTCAAAAAATGTTAAAAACTTTCTCAGACGAAGAAAGTCTGCAACATGGTGTTTATACTTTTAATTTTACAGAAGAAGATATTATGAGATCCGAACTTGTTAAATTTTTAGTTGGCAAAATAAATAAAATTAAGGAATAATATAATGAAGGAACAACATCCCGAAGCAGCCCAATATAAAGAATTAGCAAAAGAAATGAAATTCCACGAATCAAAACAGTTTGAAGCAGACGATCAAAAAGTAGCGTTAGTAGATATAGACGAAACCGTTTGTGTTTATTCAGGAAAACGGCAATACGATTTAGCCCTCCCAATCAAAAAAAATATTGATAAAATTAATAAACTTTATGATGAAGGATGGAGAATCATATATTGGACAGCCAGAGGTGGATCTGAAAGCTCTAAAGCTGCGGGTAGATGTTATTACGATTTTACTTGGAAACAATTAGAGTCATGGGGCTGTAAGTTTCATGAGCTTTCTACCGGATCCAAGGGTAATTATATTAAACCGGCTTGTGATTTAGTTATTGACGATAAATCCAAAAGAATTGAAGAAATTTAAAAAAAAGTGTACTATTTAGTATGAAGACTTTAATTATTTTATTTACAGCATCTTTTGCAATTGGCTGCAACTGGGGAAATTCCGGATGTACGGAATGCTCTTGTGAAGCAGGATGTTGCTCATCCGACACGTGTACAGCAGCCGATTGCAATTGCGTTTGTAAAGACTAAACTTTGGGAGTGTACTGGTTTCGACTTAAGGCCAGAAGCTCAAATTGCAAGTAGGAGATGATAGTTGGCTCCTTTAAAATTCTATCAAAACATCTAAATGCCAATAGCGATATTGACATGGAGTTAGCTCCTTCCGTTGCCGAAGCGGACGCAATTCTTGCCAAGTACGGCTACGCGGAGGAAGAACTCCAGTTGGCAGCATAGTTCTGCCCCGTCCTACTCCGGATGCTCGTTAAGGAGCTAGGGCGTCGATAACGAGCAAAACACTGGTTGAGTCTGGTTGAGTCTCCAGTAGTTTAAAAAAAGATAGACCAAACTTTACGTGAAGTTGTCGGTAACAGACACGTATCGTATTAAACCGACTAAACTTGTAGTATATTTGCGTGACAGTTTTAAGGACGCGGGTTCGACTCCCGCCACTTCCACCATTTTAAAAATTATTTATAATTGCTTGTATTTCTCTTAACTTGAGTATTTGATTATAATATTTTTCTTTTAGTTCGGCATCGTGTTCCCCATATCTATATAAATGACTGGAATTTTCTTTAATTTCCTTTTCTAATAATTCAAGCAATAATGCTTTATGTTCTTTAATTAGTTCTACTTTTTGGCTAATGCTTATATGATTCATTTTGGCCTTTTACAATGTGATTCTAGTTTGTTTACCATCTTTTCACACTCATGAGCTAAATCATTAACTTTCGCTGCTTCATTTTTATCTTTGCAGCTATAGAAAGAAAGGGACATTATCTCTTTGAGGTTTTTTTTGAGTTCTTTGCAGGTAATGAGTTCGTAGTCCATAAAATACCCTCTATTATATTTTACAGTTATTTTTTATAAAAAAGTTAATTATTTTTATGTTTTTTTATGTAATATGTAAGTATGAAGATTTATTGTCCACAATGCGGTAGTCCGACGGCTTATGCTGGTGCTAAACCAAAATTTTGCTCGTCGTGCGGAAATGCTTTGTCAGCCCTAGCTAAAAAGGAAAAGGAAGAACAAAAGAACTATGAAATTCACGAAGATATAGACGTTGAAGAAAACCCTTCTGAAAGTTTAAATCTAGACAACATGAATGCATTACAAGTTGAAATAAACTATCAACAAAACAACAAGGTTACTTTTGGACAACTAATGAAAGATTCAGCGGATGCTGAATTAGACGGGGATATTAATTTCACCGAAAAACAAAGCGTTCCCCAGCGAAGTCCGGATCAAATAATGCAAGATTTCCAAAAAGAGGCTGGCACGCTTAGAAATAAGAATGGCTAGGAAAAAAATAACATTTGAAGAATCTATACATTTAATCGACGCAGAATTACAAAAAAGAAAAAATAGGTGGAACCTAACAAGCCTATCTTGGATGGATTACGATGACGTCTGTCAAATTATAAGAATTCACATTTATAAAAAGTGGGATCTATACGATCAATCTAAACCATTAGCCCCTTGGTTGAATAGAATCATATCGAATCAAATAAAAAATATAATAAGAAACAATTATGGTAATTATGCCAGACCCTGTTTAAAGTGTTCTGCCGCAGATGGAGAAGATGGATGTGAAATTTATGGAAAACAATGCAACGATTGTCCATTATATGAACACTGGTTTAAAAATAAAAAAAGAGCACATGATACAAAATTACCAGTTTCATTAGAAAATCATCCACAAGAAATATACAACAAACCTTCAGACTCTTTCGATATAGAACTAGAATCAATTAACTTGCATAAAAATATGAAAAAAATTTTAAAACCTATAGAGTGGAGAGTATATGACCTTTTATACATACAAAATAAAACAGAAAATGAAGTTGCAAAAGCAATGGGATATGTGACTTCAGAAAAAAATAGACAGCCGGGCTACAAACAAATAAAAAATATTAAAAAATCAATACTTAAAAAAGCAAAAGAACTTATTTCAGGAGAATGAAACTTAACGACGAAAATCAACAAAAAATTCTAGACGCATGGAATTCAAGCAAAGATGAACCGCCATCTTTAATGGAATTAACAGAACTATGCTTTGGAGAAGGTTTTGATGGAAGAAGCAAAGAGGGGAGGGCTGTAAAAGACTTTTTAGCTACTAGACAACTGAGGGCAAGAGCTTCTGATGAATATCAAGCCAAGGGGCTTTTAAATTTAACTAAAGATCAAGAAGAATTTATAGATAACAATTTAAGCAGCATGAAGGCTGTAGAAATAGCTAAAGTGATGTATAGAAACGAACAGCTAACAAATCTCAGCCAAGAGACCAGAACTGTCGCAGAATACATCAAAAACAACTCTGAGGGTATGCAACCCTATGAAAGACCAGAAAACGTCCCTACGGACGAATACAAGCCACCAAAGACTATTCCTGTAATCATGGCGAGAGTCAATAAATACGTTTTAAATGGAATAGATAAAGAAAAACTGTCACCCAAAATTAAAAAAGATCTAAAATCTTTAATTGGTTATTTACATACATTTAGATTTAATCACCAAATCAATAGTTTGGCAGCTACAACAGATAGAGAGTTATTTGAAAGTAGTTTTATTAGATATACTTTTGACAAGGGTGATTTAACACAAGAAGAAGTAGATCAATATATAGTATTAGCCACAGAGGTGGTTATCGCAGGAAACATTCAAGCAAGAATAGAACACCTACAAGGACTACTAGATGATTCTGCTGACGATACAGAAGGTAGAAGAATTGCAATGAGTTTAGTAGAAGCAATTAGCTCCAGACAAACTGAATATAATCAATCAGTAAACAGGCAACAAAAATTACTTAACGACCTTAAAGTTAAAAGAAGCGATAGAATAAAACAAATGTCAGAAGCTTCAGCTAGTGTTGTTAACTTGGTAGAAATGTGGAAGGAAGAAGAGTCAAGAAAACAAATGATTCAATTGGCAGAATTAAGAAAAGAAGCTCTTTCCGAAGAGATCAACAAGCTGTCAGACATGGACGAAATTAAATCTAGAATTATGGGGATCAGCGAAGACGAGGTTTTAAATGGTTAAATGCGCCGAATGCGGACAAGAGTTTGAAACAGACAAGCAACTTCACGCTCATCTGAAGAAACACTCTTTGAGGGTGGTGGAATATTATCAAAAACACTTTCCAAGGTATGATCTGTATGATAAAAAAATGATTCGATTTAAAAATAAAGATCAATATTTTAGAGACGATTTTAATACAATAACAAATCTCAAAAAGTGGCTTAAAGATAAACCTCTAGAAGAATCTAAAGCTTATTGTCAAAATATATTAACCAAAAGAAAACATACCAAAGAAATAGAATATTCTCCTACTCAAGTGGAATTAAGAACTATACTAAGTCCACCCATTCAATATTATAATGATATATTTTTTGATTATTATGGCCTTTGCGAAAAGATAGGTTTTAAAAATAAATATCAAAATCCAACTAATATTATAGACGGAAAAGAATACAATAAAGAAGATTATAAAATACTAATAGATACAAGAGAACAAAAGCCCTTAAAATTTAAAAGAGAAACAATTTCTCAAAAGCTAGATTATGGAGATTACGCTTTTAGTCATCCAGAACATTCTTGTGATTGTCATATAGAAAGAAAATCTCTTTCTGATTTTATTAGTACCATAAGTGGTGGTTACGATAGATTTATAAACGAAATAGAAAGAGCAAAAGAAAATGATGCATATCTAGTAGTTTTAGTAGAAGAAACTTTAACCAATGCTTTAAGCTTTCAATATCTTCCTCATATATCAAAAAAGATAAGAGCTACCCCGGAATTTATATTTCATAGGGTTAGAGATTTAATTCAAAAGTATCCCAATGTTCAATTCCTTTTTGTAGACGGAAGAAAAGAGTCTTCTAGAATAGTAGAACTTATTTTTACTTGTGGCTGCGCTTATAAAAAAATAGACTTACAATTAGCCTACGATACAAAGGTATTATAATGTGGTATTGTCCAGACAAATATAAAAAAGAAACACCCAATATAAATCAAGACTTAATGAAGCTTGAAGGATTTTTGCACGATAAAGAAGCAAAGATATCTTTAGCTAAATTTTTAAGATATAATTTAGCTTTTACTACAGAATTAATTTCTGGTATTAAATTAGCACCATTTCAAGAGGTCACGCTTAAAGGTTTTTTTAATAGAAACTTTTCGATGTGTGTTTGGGGTCGTGGCTGTGGTAAATCATTTATAGCTGCAGTTTATTGTTTCTTACAATGTATTTTTGTTCCAAAAACAAAGATTCTAATAGCTGGCCCGACTTTTAGAACGGCTAGGTTTATTTTTGAGAATTTAGAAAAGTTTGTAGACTCAAAGGGCGCAGAATTACTAAAACAATGTTTTGGAGCAAAGTCAAAAAGAAACGATCAGTTTAAATGGGATATAAATGGAGGCACAATTACAGCTATTCCATTAAGTGGAGAAAAAATTCGTGGTTTCCGTGCAAACGTTCTAGTGCTTGACGAGTACCTTCTTCTTCCAGAAGAAACAATTAAAACAGTTTTAATGCCGTTCTTGGTAGCACCACAAGATATGGCTGATAGAATTAAAATTAGAGAGATGGAAGACAAGCTAATTAAAAAAGGAGCCATGAAAGAAAATGAAAGAATGGAGTTTAAAAACAATTCTAAAATGATCGCGCTTTCTTCTGCTAGTTATACATTTGAAAATTTATATAAAACATATCAAGAATGGACGGGTAAAATTTATTCTAAAGAAGAGCTTGATGCAGATTACTTTATATCTCAAATGGGATATCAAGCTTTACCAGACGAAATGATCGACACTACAATTATTGAAGAGGCTCAGAATGGCGGGCAAAGTCATTCAAGTTTTCAGCGAGAGTATTGCGCTCAATTCACGGATGGCAGCGATAGTTACTTTAGCGCAAAAAAAATGCACGAATGCACCATACCTGACGGAGAAACACCCACAACAAGGATTCGGGGCAAATCAGATTCAAAATATATACTTGGAATTGACCCGTCTTTTTCAAATAGTCCTACCTCTGATTATTTTGCAATGTCGATGTTGGAGTTAGATGACGAAACCAAATCTGGAACCTTAGTACATAGTTACGCTGTAGCCGGAGGAGATTTAAAAAATCATATAAGGTATTTACATTATCTAGTTAAAAACTTTAATTTAGAAATGATTATTATTGATAATGCTGGATATCAATTTATTGACGGAGCAGTAGAATCAAAAGACTTCAAACAAACAAGCACTAAGCTGGAGTTTCTAGATTTTGACAGTAATAAAGAAGGAGAGGATTATAATAAACAATTAAAAATATTAAAAAATTCTTTAAATAAAGAATCTGGAAAAATTGTATTTAAACAAAACTTTACTAGCGATTTCATTCGTAGAGCTAATGAACATCTACAAAGTTGTATAGATCATAAAAAAATATGGTTTGGTTCTAGAATAACTGCTAATGGGGCAGAATTTGATAAAGCTTCAAATACTCATGTAAATCTAAAACAAGTTGGAGAGAATTCAATATTAGACTTGATTGAACACCAAGATGAAATGATATACCAAACCAAGAAACAATGCACTCTAGTTGAGGTTAAGAGTACCGCAAAAGGAACCCAGACATTTGACCTTCCACAGCATTTAAAACGCTCCACAAGCGCAAATAAGGCCAGAAAAGATAATTATACAACTTTAATGTTGGCAAACTGGGCAACTAAGGTATATTATGATATGCAAAATGTGCAAGTTGAAAATATAAATGCGACATTTGAGCCTAAAATCTTTAGATAAGGTGTAATATAGATCATAAAATGAAGAAACAATTTACAAAACCGGCTAAACAGGCTAAAAATTTAAAACCTAAGAAAGAATCTGCGGCAAGCGAGGAGCAAAAACCAGCAAAAACTACAACCCGTAGAAAAAAGGTAAACGCCTTAGATGACATTACGCCAATATCTGCCTCTTTAAACGAGTCTTTTGGTGCTGACATGTCACGAAGAAACAAGGCTGGTTCCATAGAAAGAACAAACAGATTTGCTAATATTGATGATGGATTAATTCCATTCAAGCATAGTGGAACTTATCAAAAACAAACAAACATACAAATAAAGGACGCCGTAGTTCTTTGTCAAAAAGCATATTATAATTATGCGATGTTTAGAAATGTCATTGATTTAATGACGGAATTTTCTTCAAGCAATATCTATTTCAAAGGCGGAAGTAAAAAATCTAGACAATTTTTAGAAGCTTATTTTAAGAAAATAAATCTTTGGGGTTTTCAAGAAAAATTTTTCAGAGAGTATTATAGATCTGGCAATGTTTTTGTTTACAGATTTGATGCAAAATTACAAAATAAAGATTTGCAAAAAATAACAAAGACTTTTGGTTCTTTAGCTTCATTATCAGATAATTCAAATATACCAATTAGGTATATGATATTAAATCCTGCAGATATTACAATGCACGGAAACATTTCTTTTAGTAACGGAACTTATTTTAAAGTTGTCACAGATTACGAATTACAAAGACTTAAAGATCCACAAACAGAAGAGGACGAGCAGGTTTATGAGAATTTACCACAAGAAACAAAAGATAAACTAAAAAATAATCAAGTAAATAGTTTAAGCTTGCCCTTATCACCAGATAAGGTATCCGCGGTTTTTTATAAAAAACAAGATTATGAACCTTTTGCTATACCCATGGGATATCCAGTACTAGAAGACATTAACTGGAAAGCAGAAATGAAAAAAATGGATATGGCAATCACAAGAACAATGCAACAAGCAATACTTCTTGTCACAATGGGAGCAGAGCCAGATAAGGGTGGAATCAATCAAAAAAATCTGACCGCCATGCAAAAGATTTTCGATAACGAATCAGTTGGAAGAGTTCTTATTGCCGACTATACAACAAAAGCTCAATTTGTTATTCCCGATATTGCTAATCTTCTTGATCCTAAAAAATATGCAGTTGTTAATGAGGATATAAAACAAGGATTAAATCATATACTTGTTGGTGATGAGAAATTTGCCAATTCAAACATTAAAGTTAAAGTCTTCATTGAAAGATTAAGACAGGCTAGAGAAGCATTTATAAACGAGTTCTTAATGCATGAAGTAAAAAGAATTTGTAAAGATTTAGGATTTAAAAATTATCCCACCCCCGTCTTTGAAGACATAGATATTAAAGATGCAGACACTTATACAAAGGTATATACCCGAATGGTTGAACTGGGCATTTTAACTCCAGAAGAAGCTCTAAAAGCTATAGAAACCGGAAAACTGCCGGAGGCTCCCGAATCTGTTGAATCTCAAGAAAAATTCAAACAATATAGAGATCAGGGCTTATACGAACCTTTAATTGGAGGTGGAGCAGGGAAAGAGGATACGCCTAAAGAAAATGGAAGACCGGCTGGATCTGGAACGCCACAAACAACTAAAAATGTAAAACCCGTGGGTACAGGACAGGGTTATGCTTTTGTTTTAGAAGCTATTAAGAAGAACATGGTTCTTGCTCAAAAATTAGAGTCAGAAGTTTGTGCAAATTTAAGAAAACTTCACGCAGTTAAAAGAATGAGCAAAAAACAAAAAGCTGTTGCATCAGATATTTGTGAAATTATTATGGCTAATGAATTGCCGCAAAATTGGATTTCAGTAGCTAAAGAATACTGCGAAGAACCAAAAGATAAAAATTCAGACAGAGTAAATCAAATTCAAAAACTTGCATACGATCATCAAGTAGATAATTATGTAGCAACAATATTATTTGCAAGCAAAAAGGAAAATTAATCATGGAAGAAGAACAAGATAATTCAAACGAAGTAGTAAAGGGTTTTTATGGAGATCCAGTTGACGTAAGTATGCCAAACATACCGATCCCCGTACCCCCAGAACCAAAAGAAGAAAAAAATAAAGATGAGTGCGATGTATCTTTTAAATTTGCTTTTGTTGGCGCTGGGCAAGGAGGTTCTAGAATTGCAGAATCATTTTACAAATTAGGATACAGAAAATTATCCGCAATTAACACGGCACAACAAGACTTAAACACAATTAAACTTATTGATAATAAACTTTGTATAGGAGAAGGTGGTGCTGGGAAAAATCCAGAAGTTGCCGCTCAATCTTATGCAAAAAACAAAGAAGACGTATTAGATTTTTTGCGCTTTTCTTTTGGAGAAGATTACGATAGAATTTTTGTTTGTGCTGGTGCAGGAGGAGGAACAGGAGCAGGTTCTGTTGTACCCTTGGTTCATACGGTAAAAGAATTAAATGGAATAGTCAATGCTCCAACACAAAAAGTTGGAGTTATACTTGCTTTACCAAAAGTTTCAGAAGGCAAAAAGGTAAATGCTAATGCACATAACACATTAAAAGAAGCTTATAAATTAGCCGAAGAGGGATTGATATCTCCATTAATTATTTTAGACAACGAAAAAATAAATAAACTATATCCAAATTTAGCCGTGGCCCCTTTCTGGGAAACAGCTAATAGCAATATAGCTGGTTTATTTCATTTATTTAATTTAGTTTCTGCAAAAGATAGTTCTTATTCTTCTTTTGATCCGAATGATTATAAAACAATCTTAGATTCAGGGCTAATAGTTTTTGGAGCCGCTCCGATAACAGATTGGAAAAATCCAATGAATATAACTAAGGCTGTTAGAGATAATGTTGCCGGAAATGTTCTTTCTGGAGGCGTAGATCTTAAAACGGGAAATATGGCTGGAGTAGTTATGATTGGAGGTCACAATGTTTTAGAAAATGCTCCACAAGAAAATATAGATTTAGCTTTTGAGCAATTTTCTAGAATCTTGGGGAGAGGAAGTACTGTTCATAGAGGAATTTATAGTGGAGATCAAGACAGTCTTACCGTCTATACAGTTATTGGCGGATTAGGAAAACCAGAAGAAAAATTAAAAGAACTAAGAAAACTGGGAGATTTAGATTAAATATTTGACATTTAATAGGATATAACTTATAATACAAATATAGGAGAATTATTATGGCAGTTAAAAATAATAAAGAAATTAAACCGGGTTGGAAAACTACGGAATTTTGGCTTACAACTCTTACGGTTTTGGCATCTCTGCTTTGGGGCGCTGATGTTGTAGACCCAGATTCTACTGGTACAGCTAACAAAGTTTTTGGTTTTGTGGTTGCAGCCCTTGGAGCAGTTGGATATACGGTGTCTAGAGGTTTAGCCAAGAAGGATAGCTGATGCAATGGTTAGTGGCCTTAGTTAAGGCCCTCTTAGAGTGGGCTACAGCCGAAATTAAGAAGGACACTAAAGCTAGTGACGCTGATTCTACGCCTCAATCGTTAAAGGATAGATGGCGAAGAAAAATAGAAGAACAAGAAAAAAAAGTCAAAAAAGATGAAATTAAAGACGATTCTAATAGCGGCGACTAGTTTATTTTTGGCGGTTGGTTGTGGTAGTACAAGGGTGGTTTTCGTTGATACTCAGTCTAATTTAGTTAGACTCGGTCCCAACGTAGAAGGAAAAATCTACGTCCTCAAGAATGGGGAGTGGATTCTTTCTAAAAACAAGGTAAAGCTTCCGGAGGGCTGGTACGCCGGTGGCTTACCGACTGAGGACTAGACTTCCCCACTGGTTCTCTTGTTTTACGCATGGGTGTAATTTTATTTGCATCCATGCGTTTTTTTATTTTTTTTTAAAAAAAACCTTGATGTAGAGGAGATGAAACCATGGAAGAAGAAAACGATAAAAGAACTCAAGAGGAAATTTCGGCAGATATTAAATTAAAAGAAGCAGAAATTGCTTTTAAAATTGCTGAAACTGAAAAAATTCAAGCCGAAGCGTCAAAAGCCATATATGAAGCCCACGAGGCTGAACTTCTATGGAAGGAATCTAAAATGGTTCATGATAGAAGAATGGCTGATGATGAAAACAATCATCTTTATAGATTTGATGGAGATGTTTCAAAGACTTCCGTCCTTAGATGTATGAGAAAGTTAACTGAATGGTCTAGGCTGTCCCCGAAATGTGATATGGAAATTGTTTTTTCATCTCCCGGCGGTAGCATTATAGACGGTTTTGAATTGTTTGATTTTATTCAAGAACTAAGATCAAGAGGACATAAAATTACAACAGGCTCTCTTGGGATGGCTGCTTCTATGGCAGGAATTCTTTTAATGGCTGGAGATATAAGATGGATTGGTCATCAATGCTGGATGATGATTCATAGGGCTGCGTTTGGAGCAATTGGAAAAACTTACGAAGTTGAAGATGAAGTTAGATTGGTAAAAAGAATTGAAGAACGCTGTTTGGATATTTTTGTCGCAAGATCCAAATTAACCAAACAAAAAATTAAAAGAAATTGGGACAGGAAAGATTGGTGGATCGACGCGGATGAATGTTTGGAGTTAGGGTTAGTGGATGAAATCAGAGGCATTATGCCAGAAAGTAAAAAATGAAAAATTGGATTATAAATCATGTAGCACACATGGCTTGTGTTGTTTTAACTTCAACAATATTTGTAGTTTATTTAATTGTTCAAGACATTAAACATACTTCTGAAAAATTAATACTACAAAAAGAATATATAGAACTATTAGACACCAATCACAAACAAAGCGAACAAAATTTGCGTTGTATAGAGATGATTAGAGAAAGAGACGCAGCATTAAAAGAAGTAATAGAAAGATATAACCTTTTATTAAGACAACTTAACGGAACTGCGAAATGGGCAACGAATAATGAAAAAGAAAATACTATTGCCACTAGAGGAGAAAAATTCTAAATGGTGGATAGGGTCAAAAGAGGAGGAAATTACTTGGTATACAAAAAAGGGAGATGATATTTATTTGATTCCCGGATCTGAGTTTCCAGAAGTAAAGATTGACTCTAAAACAAAAAAAAGACAAAAAATTCGCTCCAATAAAACTGAATTAAAACTCATGCTTTTCATTGCAATTGGGTCATTCATTGGTGTGGCTTTAGCCATGTTAATATTTTATCTAATATCATGAAAAAGTTAATTTTTATTATTTCAATACTTTTATTGAATCCGGGTTGCGCACTTTTTCATTTAGACAAACTTGAAAACATGCATCAAAAATCCTGTGGGCCAACAGCAATAAGAGACGCTTTAAGCCAAATTCACAAAGGAATAAAATGGAAAAAAAGTCCGTTTGACAGAAATCAAATTTCAAAAGAAATAAGAAACACGGGAGATGTTCGAAGAATATTTTTAGGAAGCTTTAATCACAACGCTTTTGAAATAACTTGGCCTAGTGAAATAGAAAGCTACCTCAATAAACATAATTTAAATTTTAAAAAAATAAATAAAATACAAGGAATTAAAGACTTAAATAAAACTGTAATATTTCTTGTAAAAGGGTCTACTTTAAAAGGCGAGTGGCACTGGATTACTTTTCCTACTTATTCTTTAGAATATATACAAAAAGTATTTGGAGATAAAACAGAAATAGTATTGGGATATATAATAGATGAGACCTAAAGATTTATTGTGCTATAATGGATTATTTGTCGAAATCGAACGAAAAGACGATTTCTGGGGCAACGACGTCGTGTATATATATGATGGGCTCAGTGATGCCTCAGAAGACGAAATAAACGCCATTAAAGACTATTTATACAACGAAGGTTTTACTCAAGACAGAAGAACTAGATGTGAAGTTTTAAGGAGCGAAAATTTCGATTAATTTTAAAAAGAAATAAGAAATCCTTAAT